CAGACTTGCTCTTTCCTCCTTGGCTTGGGTTTTTAATGTTGTTATTAGGAATTGAATTTTTTCACGGAGAGATTTAATCACACCTCGTCCAACAATATAGCGCGGTAAAAACCTAATGCGCTTTATTGCTGCCCACCATCCCACCACAAGTACATACAAAAAAGAGTGCTGGACAACACTACCTATAGTAACCTATGTGACATTTCTCCTATCTTCCCTAAACCCTTACCATTTAAACAGCCTCTAATACCATCCTTCAGGCTCATTATTCTTAATATCATTAAGACACCCTCGATATTAAATAGTGTCTCCTTTTCCCACAAAATCTCCGATCTTAGTTACAACAGACTCATAAACCATATTAGAAAGTGGGTCATTTCGAAAAGTCTTAAAATTTGTGGCATAATAAATTAAACGCGTAGGACTAATATCGTTCAAATCCCTAACGCTGTCCATATATTTTTCCATGGACATATTAGAAATGTCTCCGCCTAACTAGGAGCATCTATCCTTGACAAAATCTAAATCATAACCGCTACAATACATCGAACAAGTTGCAGCTTATCTAAGTGCAGAGTGATCTTAAGACCTAGAGCTCGAGAATGGCTGTAGATATGCAATACGCTCAAAATTTCTGAATAGCATAACTCTACCTTTATAATAACAACCAATCTTACTAAGGAAGTCTACACCGAATTCCCCTAGGTTATTTATTTTTCTGGCACATTATCCGAGACCATAGACTCCACAATCTACGGTGCATATATATCGAGAGAAAGAATTCTAAAACCTCTCGTAAACACTATCTAGCATGATACAATAAAAATCATCTCCTCCCACATACATAACATATTTCTCATCTTACACACCTGCCTACCTAAACATGAAACGATAGTATAGAATAACTCGCAAAGTGTTACCGAAAGTAGTTCGAGTGGGATGTCCTGAGGGCACACCTCCGTGGAGTATGTATGAAAAGAGGGTTCTAAATTTGCCTTAAGTCTTGGTCTTATAGACAAATTTGAGATCATTCTGTATCAAGGCATTCAGCGTCGATTGATACATATGATCTGGCAAACCTAAATCTGGCCATATAATAGGGAGAAAACCTCTCCAGAAATCATTGTCAACAATATCCAACAACTCAGCGTGTTAATTTGAATCATGACTTTTAAAATCTGCCGAAACTGCTTTTGTTTTTCCGCTAAATCTCAGTCTATTAAAATCTCTAGTCATCTTATCCTCTAACTCTTCCAAATTCAAATAAGAAGAGTATTCGGGGCAAACTTTCTTTAAGCACATAAGACCAATAAAATTTACATGGTTACATATGCCCAATAAAGTTACATCAGGGTTTCCTATATTTCTGGGACGGTTCGACAATGAAGAGTATAAGGTGTCCATCATCTTCATAAAAAATTCACCTACCTTGGGAAAGCAACTAAGAACCATTTTTATGGAGCGGGTTAGCTTTGAAATCAGACGGCCCTATGCATAACGTTCAGCTTTAGGCTTATCACTTTATCGTATATGCTCCAAATAGGCATCAAAAGTGATAGAAGCTTTAGGTATTTTGTTAAACTCCTTTTTAAACTTAGGAACAATAGCTTCTTTTTTGACAAACTACCTAAAATCTTTGACTACTGATATCTCTGGGCGAAGATAAGAACCCCCTGCTCTCTTAATGACAGCAACAAAAGCATTAACGGGACAAGCTGAATAACTAGCGAATACTGTACTAGTCAACTGTTTGACCGAAGACACTCCAAATTTGGCTTAATTTTTAGCACACCTACAGAAAGAAGTCAAGTATGCATACATCTTAGAGGCTGTCTAAGCAGAAAATACTCCCCCTCTATGCAAATCAAACATCTTAAAATTACGGACCATAAATTAATTATACAATACGGGGTCACATCCGTCTTCGGATTTATGAACAAACTCGGTGTCAACACCTCCAATACGTTACCCAAAGACACCTCTCAAATTACCTCCTATATTGTGGAACACGCCATTAATCCTAGCGCAGAAAGATTCAAAGAATTCTTCGCCCATTAGCATTCCAAAGAAATGGATAAAAAACGTTCCATACACATTTCCTATGGATACCTTACGAATAAAATATGAGGGAAAAGCCTCATTATCTAAAGGGAGAATCCAATTAACACGAGGAACTACAAAACCAGAAAAGAGTACATTAAACCAAACAGGCTTTCTGGCCATCATCAACTCATAATCTGCAGCGTCAGCACGAAGCCTAACCTGCTCTAAAAACAAAATTGCCCTGAGTTGTTTTCTAAGTTCACCGAACAGATCAGCAACTTGAACTTATTAATCTTTTTCAAACCTATGGGGATAGTAAGCGTCTAAATAACGCTGAGCTATGAGCTCTTTGTTTGAAAAAGTAGAGCCCAAACCTACATGGATGGATACCAAATTATCAGCCATAGACTTCAAATATTTTGGCGAGCTAGAACTGACTCCATGGTCGAAGCTATTATCATTGGGACCAAAATAAGCCCAGACATTAAAACCTATCTGACGCTTATACAACTCACCTTCCGCAAAAAATGTTAGCGGAGCCACTTTAACTGGTCTAACATAGACACAGTAAGCAGTCTTAATAGTGACATTGTCATTAAAATCCTAAATAACAACCCCAGCATTGCCAAACAATGCACATACTGGTAAACGGTTGAGATAAACTATAGAACAATCAAGCTCAGCTAACAAATCATCTGTTGACATATCTTTGAAGAGCTTGAAATCATCAGAATAACTGCCTTCATGGTTAACTTCAGGCTTATCTTCATCATATCCATCGGAAATCATCACAGGACCATACTCTTGTTTCTTCTTTGGTTTAGTCAACACTTATTAATCGGCTAAAGAAGAAAACGAAACATAGCAATGGGCTAACCTGCCGGAAGTGTCAACATACATATCGACATCGGTACGCATAGGATCGGCGGAGTAAGTGAAAGGGGTTATCTATGTAAGAATCTTGTGTATAGGAATAAATTACTACACTGTACACTAAAACACTTGCACATCAACATCCAAAACTCTCACGGTCACAAACTTACTCATTAAAGTCTACTTCTCAGCGGTAGACAAAGCTAAATGTTCTCCCAAATACTTTCGGAGCATTAATGCCTAGGCGGACCAAGTTCTGATCACATCTTCCAGGTCTTAAAATCGGTCAAAGGCATCTTCGGTGGATTCCTCTATTGGGACAATTCCAAGAATATAACATAAACCGGCCGTCAAACAGAAATTCGTTTCTGATTTTTTACCCCTGTTTATGATATTCAAATCAGGCATGCTGCTCTGATTATTGAACTTAGGATGGGCAATATGGCTCACTAGACGGTTGTAATTATTATTGATTTCTTTAGATGCCCCAACTTAATTACCGCCAAAAAATCCTCTTAAAGAATCGCTAACTGAAAAGTAAAAATTAAAACCAGCGGTAAGAAATTCAGCGAATACCCAAATAAACGCTTTGCCTAAACAAAACCAAAACCAGCGGAGAAGTGTCTGCCAAACAGGTCGGGTGTATCTCAAAGTTACGAGATAAAACAACAAGGAGAACAAGAACCAAAAAGCGTCTCCACATAAATAGAAGAGGAAAAAAACTATCCATCCTCCGGTGAACCAAAACTGCAAAAACAAAGTGCAGAATATATAAGGGAAGGTCACCACAAACACACACAAAAAACTATCAACAATAAGACTAAGGGTATTATACATACGATTCATCTTAGTCCTAACATAATACAGGAACACCATGAATACAATCATGTCCCAATAGAATAAACCACACAAAGTCACTAATAGATCATGCATCCCTATCTTAAGGGAGTATCTTTAGAAACAAAGTATGGCAAAACCACTAGAAGCATAAAAATATGCCATGTTAAAAGAATACCATTCATAATTGATAAGTATTACGGTGATCAAATGTGCCAAAGGGATCAAATAACTAAGAAATTTAATATTTGATTCTGCCTTTCTAGGTGGTTCTTAGCACATACCGATTTATTTGTCATCGGATTTTAAAATAGCTTCATTCGGTTGAGATAAAGCTGGAGCCTGCTCGCTGCGTTCTTAACAATTACGCCTACCATTCTTAACAAAATTAATTTTATTTTTCGCCAACATAGAACGGTAAATAAGACGAGGATACGGAAGGAGGTTAAATACCTCAACTTCACTCAGAGGAGCTTCCAAACGCCGAAACGACGCCCTACATTCTTTCTTCGACACAACTGAACAATTTTTTGACATAACGGATATGTCCTTTGGCTCAACAAGTGACGACTTAAATTCGGCTTCCGATTGCCTAGCTTAAGTTGTACCCATCATGATCTTAGTTTAAACTCCCGTCATGGCTCGAGAGTCCGATAATGGCGTATACACCATAGTCTTTTTAGTAATGGAAAAAATGTTTATGAGCCGAAACCCTATACAAACATACTATAGAGGCGTATTAAACCGCTATAGCAAAACTCAGAAAATGATTGGAACATCCTGCCTTATTCATAACCGCAGTTATCCTCAACAAAATACTCTGTTTAAACACTATTGTAATAAATATGATAAAGCTGAAGGCCACCGTTTCGGAGACATCTAATACCCGCTCTTTACAGATGCAATAAAGGTGCAAACTTTATTGGGCTGCGCCGTTAAGCTCAACCGGAATACTTTGATTAAAGTAACCAACTTTTATCATATCCACACAAGTCAACTCGAAAGCCAGAATATATCGTATATATAACCAAAGCTAGACTGAATGCGCGTCCATAAAAC